CTCTATTTAGCACTACCAATCTTTGCTTCTTATATGTCCTACTCTTACGAGGATCACTGCCTCTATTCATTAGTAGTAACCCTTAACTTTGAAGAAGGCCCATGCATTACAAGCTGTAGTATAACGCTTATCTATGTATTTAAGTCCTAGATCTATTTGTTTATATGGATCTCGCTCTTTCATATTAAGTAGCTGTGGTATTCCCATCGCACTACTTTTTTTATTTTTACTTAAATAGTTCCAGTTGCTCTCTTTCGTCCAAAGTTTTTCAATGCATATATATTCTTTATGGTTGTTTAGCTTTATATGTGTGTAAGTTTTATATATTTCTGTTACAGGTGTAGCCGCTACAGCGTTACTACATAGCACGCCCGATAGCATCACTGCGCCTAGCGAGCTTATCGCCTTGCGGCTCGCCCTGCGCGAGTGAAGCGTAATACCTCTGTCAATAGGTCTTAGCATAACCGCAGGTCAGACGGCGTGGCGATTAGTAGTTCAAGAGCTCGATAGGCCTGTTGGGGTACTACGCCATTACCTAATATCTTTAACTTATGCGCCCTTGATATATCTATATCTGATACCCAGCCATCTGGTAGGCCCATTATGTACTCCACGAACTTAACGTTTAATCTACCTTTATCCAGTGCAGCCGGTACTCTTTCTTCGTCCATCTTAAGGCTAAACCTAGACTTGGCCCCGGCTTGCCCTTCGTTCGTCCTTCTTCGTAGTCCAACACTCTCTGCTGGTATTTCTCTATCGGCTCTTCGTGATTTCTTACGTGCATAGCTGTAGGTGTCGGTAGTAAATGGGTCATTAACACAGCTGCTATTCCCGGACTGTTCCGTTGAAACGTTGCTGGGCTTGGTTCGTGTTGATCGTGCGCTATTGGGGTAGGCAAGGATAAATAATCTTTCTCTTCTATGGGGCGCGCCGACATCACTAGCTCGTATAAGTCGCCATCTTGCATCATACCCAACAAGGGCAAGGTCAGCGAGGACTTCTGGAAACCCAAGTCCAAAGTGGCCTCGTACATTTTCCAAGATAACAAATCTCGGTCGTAATATCCCAATAATCTCTTTAATATATGGCCATAGGTGCCGTTCATCTTCTACCCCTTTTCTAGATCCTGCATGGCTAAAGGGCTGGCATGGATAACCAGCAGTTAAAATGTCTATTGGCTCTGCTTGATGCCAGTCCATAGTTTTTAGATTCCCATAATTAGGTTTGTTGATGCGCTTTTCTATTATTTTGCTAGCGTGTTTATCAAATTCACAAGTCCAGATAGTTTCAGCTTTGAAATAAGCCTCTACTGCCATATCTAAGCCGCCATAGCCCGTACATAATGAACCGATTTTAAGCATCTGTTATTAACTCTATTCCAAGTATGCCACAGCTCATACACAGTAGGCATTTAAGGCCCGGTGGTAATAACTCTGTAAACTCTAGAATTATCTTGCCGTTAACTACCTTCTTACAATGCCTGCAGTTAAATGTTATCGGGTCCATAGATACTCTTTCTTAAATCTTCTATAGGGAATAGATTATTTTGCGGTACCCAGTGATCGTAATAAGTTGCATGATGGTACTTAGGCTTTTTCGCCATGATGATAGGTATCCAGCCTGCTATGGAGTAAACAGGGCCACGACCTGTAACTAATATAGCTACATCATTTACACGATCAGTAGGCTGTATAACTAAATGCCCATCTGCGTACTTAGTCCACTTAACCTCTATGCGAGTGCCTATATCGGCCGCACTTTTAAAAGTGTTAATAGTAGGTGTAAAGTTTTTAATGCCTAGATATTGCGCTACTGCTATCTCTGCACCTACTGCCTCTGAGCACTCAGCTATATATTCATGGTAACTAATAGCTTTATTGCCTCTGCTGGCATGATCTGGCTGGCCGTTAATTTCTACAATACGCCGAAAGCCGATTACATGAGCTTCGACTTCCTGCGCGTGGTCTAGTATTACTTTTATACTGCGCGGCACTTCGAGCAGATCCATAGGACTACCTGCCTATCTGTATCGTTGAGTATTTCTATGCCTTTACCACCTATAGGATCTTGTAAACTATTGCACTTATCGCACCATGCAGAGCTAGTTACAGACCTTAACTCGCCGCCTTCTAGCCGGGCTATTACGCCATCTCTTATGATTTCTACGTAACCCATTAGGTATTACCTAGCAACATATCGTCAACATCTGCACCAGACTTAGGCGATACTGTAAAAGCAGGCTTTGCAGGCGGCACCCATTTACCACTGGCATTTAATTTATACCAGCTAGAATCACAGCCGCTAGCCTTACCCATTACGCAGGTATAGCCGTAGTAATCTCGGCCATTTTTAGATCCTTGCTTTAAAGCCATTACGCCATGATTACAGATCGGTGCCTTTTCTATTTCACCAGATCCTACGCTCTCTGCTATCTCGGCTAACTGTTGAGCTAGTGGCACTAAAGGCTTAGAGCCCGGCGCGTAATCAGACTTTATAGGCTCTTGGCTAAGGCGTTGCACCTTTTCCATATCCTCTTTAGTAGGCCGTTTATCTACGCCTAGTATTAGCCCAGCGCACCTGCCGTAACTGCTAGTAACACAGTTTTCCACCCAGAAATCTTTATTAACGCCACGATCAGACCTAAACTCATAAGCTACATCTACTGCAGCAGGGTTAAGGTCGCTAGCATCTCGATAGATTTCTGTTACTGCATATACATAACCTTTATCATGATCGATCTTTAACTCTCGTATGTTAAATCTATTCATAGGGTAGTTATCGTGCACCCGTTTAATTCTTGATGCAGCACCTTCATAATCATTTAGGTTAAACATTTTGAGCCGCCCTTTCTGCTGCTCTAGCTGCTCTTAACTTACGGCCTGTATCCATCTGATCGACTAAAGGCCAGACTGACCCATCTGCCATAGTAGAGATTTCTTCTCTATGGGCTTCGCAGTAGGCTCGCTCATTTTGCTTGCCTAAATGAGTTTCAGATACGCAGATTATTATGGCTTGTACCTTAGCTTTAGGGTGCCAGTCGTCCTTTACCCTGCCCCATTGAGCCTTGCAAAGGTCGCAGTAACGCCCTGCTGGTGCCTTAGTTATCACTAGACACCTTCTTACGCCACTTAGCAGAGGTTAACTGCGCCTCACGCTTTCCATCTTTGTAGCCGATGGAGTAGAAGTAACTAGCCACACATACGGCTAGCATTAGATAAACCGCATATTGTATATATTCCATTTTAGCCCTTACTACCGATAACCCGACGTTACCGATACTAGAAGGGTAAAGCCCTGCACTGACAATAGGCAAGGACCGACACGCGATTACTCTCTGTGTAGCATCATTTCGTAGAGGATCTCTACCTTTTCTTCAAGCCTAGTAACAGTATCTTTGATCGAGCTGCCACCATTTTCTTTAAGCTCTACTAGGTAATGCTTAACTAGCCACCGGATTGAGCTGATATAGGCCACAGTTATCGTGCATATTGCCACGAATATACCAGCCCAGTCCGAGGCGTTCATTTACTTAGTACGGCCAAACTCTTTAGCTGACGGATCTAGCCACTTTAACGCAGGCCCAATAAAGCCTGAAAGCAGGGCATACGCCAGAGTTTTAGGATCTGTAGTACCTGCCATATAGAGCGCACTAGCCGAAGCTAGAGAAGCTCTAAGCCATGATAAAAACATAGGCTTATATTTCATGTTTTAGTCCTAACTTGGTAATTAACGCAGAGGCTTTCTCTGGCGTTAAATCTATTTCAAAGTGCATTTCATCTTTTCTATTCTTGTAATCGCCACCCCATCTAAGGCCATACTTTTTACATAGAGCCTGTATTAACACGATCTGCATAGGGTTAAATGTTCCAGACTGTCCTAACGGGTGCTTTGGCGCGTTTAAATCTATAGCTGTGCCTGAGCTGTGATTACTTAATTTATCTGCGCTACCCCTAATATTTCTAAATGCATAACCCCAGTCGTCTAAAGCACCTACGTCTATCGGCTCTACATGGGCATGAAACTCTGCCGCGAAGGTTATAAGTAAAGGCGCGCAGGCTGCAGCGCAGCGTAATTTAATCTTCGTGCCCGGCACTAGATAACTCTTAACATCTATCTCGGCTGGATCTTTAGAAGCTGTCCAGCCGTTATGAGAAATAAGCACTAGCTGCGTAATAACTTGGTTTCGTAGCTTATGCGTTTGTATAAGTTACGCTTACTTCGCCGCCATTAGCCATTAGGTTATAAGGTTGTAATTCTACCCAACCTTCGTTACAGCCTGAGAAGCCTACGCCGTTCATATTGCCGTTCATACAGATAATGTTGCTAGTAGTCCAGCCATCATCTGCACCTGATCCACCGGCTGACCAAGCTACAGAGCCTTGTAAGATGCATATTCCATCTTGATACCAGCGCATAGCACAAGTGATATTAGTATCTTCTGATCCAAATCCTAAATTAGTGTTGCCACCTGCTGGTGCTGATGCTGCTGCGCCATTAGATGCTTGTACGCGTAAATCGTATTTTGTTTGATTACTTATATTAAACGATACTGGACCCATTTTATCTCCTTAGTTTGTTGGTTTGTTATGAGAGAAGTAACTTGGCTTCTTCTTCTGTAATACCAAGTTTGCTTAACAATGCTGCTTTAGCCGTTGCCTTTTCTTTAGCTTTGGCTTGATTTGCTGCTTCTATTGCTTGCTCTGCTTCATAAATCTTATATTCAGCCGCGTTCATTTCCCGATCAATAACTTCATCTGTTGCAGTGTTATGTATTCTTATTGTTGGTTTAGTCATTATTTCACTCCATATAATTCAACTGATCCAGTTGATAAATTTCCGCCAGAATTTAGTATATTTATGGAACTTATGGCGCTATTGCTCAGAAATCCACCGCCACCGATTATTGGTCTAGGATTTCCATCAGTAGCAGCAAACATAGCATTCCAAGAAAAAGTTTTGTAATTAGTTGTTGATGTATAATTGTTAAATGTAATTGTCCATACATTATCTGCGTTTGTTCTTAATACACTGTTAGTACCAGTAAGTTTTAAATTGCCAGTTGAACCATCACCTGTGGCAAGAATTAACGCTTGCCAAGCATTATCAGATGTATTACTATTTGGATTTACATAAAACTGACCATTAGCAGTTGCATTTGTAACACCATAAATTACTAAATATAATGATTTATAATCCTGTGAAATAGATGATAAAGTTACTGAAGCACCACTTAAAGCAGTTGTAGATAACAAAGTCATTCCACCGCTTGCAGCAGCACCGGCAGCACCTTTAATAAATATAGCAGCGGATGTGCTAGTAAAATCTAATGTACCGCTTTCATATTGTGCTAATGCTAATGATGCGGATGTATTAACTGTGGCTGTGCCTGCTGTAATTGTGCAAACTCCTACACCAAGATTTGTTATATTTACTGTGTCTCCTGCTGCAAACAAAGCAGTGTTTACAGTTATTGTGGTTGCACTTGCATTAGACATAGAAATGGCTGTACCAGCATCGGCAGCTACTAATGTATAACTTGCAGTCTTAGCTGATGCAGCACCGCCAAGCATCGCTGTCTGTTGCAAGCTAGTCATCTGGGCTGCCGTTAAAACTTGCCCAGTGGTGAAGGTTTGTTTAGCCATTATTCTCCTTAGTAACTGAGGACATTATAATCTAATTGCCCATAGATGGTGTTATTTAAAATCAGCGCGTCGATAACTGGCTCTAGCGTAGTAAACACTGTTTTAAAGCTATTCGGGGTAATCGCGTAAGCCACTCCGAATATCTGTAATGTTTTCTCTAGGGTAGATCCGCCGGGCTGCGTAGTAATTACAGTAATCGGATCAAAGAAGTCTAGGTCTAAAGCTGCAATAATGCCGCTATTGTAATTATCTGTGTATAGGTCGAGCACTATAGAATCCACGCGGATACTTGTCTCAGCTCGGCTTGCGACATAGGCCTGCGCGTAATCAAGTGCTACTGGATCTGTTTGCATAAGAAGGTTATCTAAAAAGTAACTGTGTAAAAAGTATTTATCTATGCTGTCCTGATTTGATGCTACTTGCGCTGTGCCACCTGTCCTAGTAATTGTGGCTTTATTAAATATAAGTACATCGTTAAGAATCCAGCTAGCGTTAAAGTAATCTATGCCTGTGCCATTATCTGCGAAAATTGTAGGAGTGCCGCCGATAGATCCTGCGGTAACGTCGCGATCTTGGAAAACGAAAGAGCCAGAAGCATCTACGTAGAGCGCACCATACTCAGAAGTAGAGGCAGTAGTGAGAGCTTGTAGTGCTGTTCTATTAGTGCCGGGATCCGCCTGCAGAGTAGTTAGCCCTGCATCTACGTCGCGCATAGTTGCCGGCCAGTCTATTTCGTCCAAAATTAAATTAACACGTGTGCCACTTAAATCTCCAGCAGTAGCACCTGTAACTGTGCTGATCTGTGCTACCTGCGCTAGTCGCAGAGCATCTACAGCTTGTATTGTAGTTATAGCTACATCTTCACCAGATTCTTCTGGGTAAGTCGTAACGTAGCTAGTAATAAATCCCTGAAAGATAGGATAATTAACACTTGCATAGGTAGCACTAATCTGCACTTTTTTCATCGGTGTTAATAAATTATAAAAAGGCCCCGTTACGTTCTGGGGATTGAAGTCGCCCGACTGATCGACAATTCGCAACGTAAGTGCGCCTGTTTGAAATTGATCTGATAGTGCAGTACGGCCTCGATTAGTTTCTATGCGGTTTACTTGATCCGATACATCTACGATTACGGCTGCGCTATCGCCTAATATGTTTGTGTCTAATATGCCTGTATCTAAGATCATTGTCTGAGCAAAGCTAGGCCCAGTGCTAAAGTTAATTAGCGCGGTTATTACTGGTATCGCCATTAAGGTAAGCCACCATTAGGTGAAGTGCTATAGCCACTGCGATTAGCAAGCTGAATACTCTCGGCCATCATCTGAGCAAACCTATCGCCCGATGGTGAACTAACTAGTAAGTTTACGTCTAAGGATCTATTACCTGATTCTCTAGCTCTTTCTGTTGCAATTTGCGACACGTTCATACCAGCATAAAAAGATGAGCCTACTAACTGGGTTGCTAGATCTTGGAAGTAACTAGCTGGCTGTGAAGGTAAGCCCGGTGCGCTAACTGTAGGTGCTGCAGAAGGCATACCAAATGATTTGTTAATAGATTCTATCTGAGCGTTAATTCTACTAATTAAAGATCTAACCTGAATCAAAGCGAACTCTGTAAGAGCTTTACCGGCTGCTGCTGCCTCTGCTGCTAGCTTCTTTAGTGCTTCGGCTGCTTCCATTTCAGCTAGTAACTTCTTCGCTAGGGCATCGTTGTTATCTAAAATTGCTAACTGTGCTTTTAAGCGTAACTTAGTTTCTTCATCTGTTGCTTGGTTGAGTGCGGCAGTTAAACCTATGCGCTCTAGATCAAATTTCTTACGCAATTCTTCTACGTTCTTATTTTCTATAGCGTTCTTTTTTAATAGTGTGCTTAGTTCTAAAGCCTTAGCCTTATTTAATTTATCTTCTAATTTAAACTGTTGACCGGATATACGCCCTGCACTGCGCTGCTGATTAGCCGGTAATTCAGAAGTTCTAGCACCTGCACCAGCCCTAGTTAATAAATCTAAAGGTGTGCCTTTATAGAGAAAACTTAATACCTTAGTTAATCCTGTACTGCTTCCAATATCAGATAACTTAGATCCAAGTACGCCAAGTCCTACGATTAGATTAGATATAGCTGTAGCTAGTCCGTCTATCTGTTTAGCCGTATCGCTTATGCTGTTATTTTTACCTAACGCAGTTATAGCATCTAATAAGCCTTTACCTATGGTTTCTGCTGCATCGGCAGAAGCGACTTTAAGAAGGCCCATCTTGCCTGCATAAGTATCTAACCTAGCTGCTGCCTGACCTGTAAACTTATCATTAAGCTCTGCCATAATTTTATTCATATCGCCACTTTTTAATGTGGCCTTACTTATGCCTGCACCTAACCTGCTAAGTCCTGCTGTGTTGCCTGAAAATCCACGTGTTAACGCCGCGCTCACTTCGGTAAGTGATCTACCTGTAGCCGCACTTACATTTAATGCAACCTCTAAAGCATCTTGGCTTTTAGTAATTGAGCCTGTCGCCGTTAATAACTGCTGGAAGGCTGGCCTTAATTGATCGTCTAATACGCCGTATAGATTCTGTAAGCCTGCAATATAATTCTCTATACCCGGTGCGCTGAAAGCGTAGCCTGTATTTTTTAACTGAGTTTCTAAAGCCTTAGCCGCCGCTTCATCTGCTGCGAAAGCCTGTATAGCCTTCTTACTATAATTTAATAGGGCTAGCGCACTAAAGGTTTTAAGAAAAGTAGCCTGTAGAGATTTAGTCTGTTTTTCAAATAAAGATACCTGCTTTGATGCTTTCTTTAAACCTTTATCGTTAAAGGTAGATATAAGGGATATAAATAAATTAGCCATTACGCAGCCCGTCTAATCTCTGTGCGTTTCTGAAAAGTAATAACAGTTTTCTCTAAGGCTTTTAATATATGCGCCATAGCCTGACCCTGTCCTTCTGCTGCAGCTCTAAAGATTAAGCGGCCTTTCTGCTTGTATCCTCTGTTATTACCAGGCATACCTTGCGGCCTAGCATTTACTAGACCCGGCATAGCTGCTATGAATTGTGCGCCTGCTCGCGGATTAAGTGAGTGCGAGATTTCTCTATTGTTAATATCTGCATCAAGGCCTACCCATTGTGCGCCGTCTGGATTTTTACGCCCTGCTGTTTCATAAATAGCACCGGGCGCACTCCTATTAGATACATAACTACTAGCAGACCAGCCTTTATTATTACGCTTATTACTGCCTGCGCTGTATTTAATACCTTCTACTACCTGCTCGCGGTTATATTTAGGAAAGGTCCGGTATCTCATAGGGCCGATAATTCCAGCCGATTTAGTCCAGCCTGATAACACTGCTGAATCTGCAGGTGCGTAGCTTCTAGCCTTATCCCTAATAGGGATCATAGCTGCGCGGATCTCGCCCTGTACTTCTTTTAATAAATCTTTATCTACTAAACTTAGAGCCTTCTTCATCTCTTTAATGCCGCTTACGTTTACTGGCATTTTTGATCTCCTTAGCTCTATCGCCTAAAACTTGTACTACAGCTTTAAGCATTTCTGAATCCATGTTAATGAATTCACTAGGCGCGATCCCAGTTTCTACACTTAAAGCAGCCACAGTATAAAGAATAGAATCGCGCTGTATTATTTTTTTTCTTCGTCTAATACCTCTACAGTTTCTAAACTGTCTATAAACTCCACGCCGTAAAGAGGCACTGTTATGTTAGCCCTACGTAAACACTCCCAAGCAAGCCAGTAAATATCGCTTTGCTTTTCATCTTCGCGTAAAGCTTTACTTATACCCATGCCTCTTTTTAACTCAAATGCGTACTCAACTCCCGGCGTAATTTTGTGCTCTGTAACTTCGCCGTTAGCCCTTGTAATTTTTAGCTGTGCCATTATTCTCCCTAAGGTGTTGTATCTACTACGATAACACTTTGGCAGGTAAATGTGATGGATTGGGCACTTATGCTTGCGACATCACCATTTACATCTTGCGTATTGTTTACCAAAATCGTAGTTTGGAATTCTGGGTTGGTTGCGCTAATTACTGCGCTTGTCTGCTTGATTGTTAGTGGCACTGTTGTACCCCATGCAGCCTGCAGCGTTGCGTTAACGTTGCTTGCAGCTGTGTCATTTAAGAAGTCAATAGTGATAGTGCTAGCCTCTAGGCCCTTTGCAAACTTATGAGCGGTATCGCCCATAGCTGTTACTTCTAATTCATCAAATGAACGGTTAATTGTTACGGCTGTTACGTGATCGCTTAGGGCCACGCTGTTTAACGTAACGATTACGCCATTACTTAAATAAATTGCCATTATTCGGTGTCCTCTTCTTTCTTAACAGCCGGTTTTTTAACTGCTGCTGGTTGGTCGGTAATCTGGCCAATTTTGACCAGAAAGTTATGTTCTTCTTCTGTTAGTCCTTTATAGCTCATTGTTTAACTCCAACTCGTAAGGATATTTAGGGTTAACTTACATATTAAAAGATCTCCACTAGCCGCCGTAGTAATTGACGGCGCAGAGATACTACTAACGTTATAGACTAAACTGCTTGCATTTAGTAAGGTAAATACGGCTACAATAAAAGTTTCCATGCCTGCCAAGTTACCTTTATTATCAAAGGCCGGTACCGCTATCAGCAAATCAAAGTTAGCCATAGGTGAAATAGTTATTTGAGAATTATTACTAGGCGTAATATAAGGATCGCTAGGTATTACAGAGACTGAGTTTGCTAATAATTGAGGTGCAGGAAAAGCAAACGTACTCCACACTCCAGCGTTAGTTAAGGCAGTAGCTAGTGTCGTACGCAGCGTAGTAATTGGTGCAGGCATTAGCCGACCAGCGAAGCAGGGTTAGCGTAAGGTTGTATTAAACCCCTTATGCGATTTATCATTTGATAGCCAAGTCGATAAGGCGAAGCTGTTACTCCGTCCATACCATTACTAGCCATTGAAGTCTGCCGGGCCTGCCAAATATCTACGCTTAGGATCATGCTAGCTTGACGGATAGCTGGCGTGGTCGCGTAGCTGGCTGTTTTAGTGTCTGGCCCGGTCGCCGTACCATAAGGCAGCACACGATGGAAAGGATCATCGCTAGCTGTTTTAGAATATTGAATAACAGAATAACCATAAGGGTAAGTGCTATAAGCCCATGTACTCCAGAAGGCTGGCAGTAAATTAGAAGGGCCTGTAGTTCCTGGTACTGATCCAGTTAAAGTATAAGTGCCGTTATAAGTCGATCCTGCAGCAGCGATAGTTACGCTCTGGCCAGTTACAAATATGCCAGGATTAGCAAGCATCAAAGTAGCAACATTAGATTGTAATAGAGCAGCTACTACTGGCGCATTATCGAACCATAGATATTGATTTAATAAATCCTGAGCAGTTTGTGTGCACTCCTCAACTGTTGCATCTAGATATAAAGTTCCAATACCTAAATTATCTCTCAACTCTTGCATCGTCGTGTAAGTGCTTGCCACTTGCTACTCCTTTCTAATAGCTCTCTAGGGCTAAGGGCTACTAAGCCCTAGAGATTACTAATTTAATTTAACTAATTATGTTAAATTATAGCGACGTACGCCTGCGCCAACATTGGCCATTAGTGCCATATAACCATAAATTGCCACCTGGATTTGTAAATTAGCGACAACATTTACGCTCATATATGCCGTAGGGCTTTCGAAAACTGTAATTGCTTCTGGTGTAATTACGAAGGCACTCTCATCGATCGTAGTGCTAACAACGTTTCGCGATACATATAAATCAAGTCCGAGAAAATTACCGCGAACAGAAGTAGGTGCAACATTACCGCCATTATTCATAGGGTTAGCAGCATTGTAAATAGGGCGACCAGTGGTATCGGTAGCACCGAGTAGTAATCCCCATTGGCTAGATCCACATAGATAATTCTTAGCAAAGTAAGAAGTAGCTAAATAAGCTGCAGGTGCAGATTCAGTAGCGAAAGCAATTAAGCCGGCGCTTGAAGCTGCTTGTGCGGTTGCTTGTGTACCTTGTGCAGTTAAGAAAGAAATTAATGCAGTTTCAGTTACTTTATTATAATTATTTTGTAACTCTGTAGTAACGGCATCGAAGAAGCCCGGATCGCTTCTTTCTAGAAGCTCTATCGATATTGTCTGCATGCCAGAATACTTGGATACTGTGGCTGATAAATACTCAGAGACAGCATCGGTTTCACTTACTGCACCAGATTCAGCTTCGACTGTAGTCGTAGGATAGGTCGTAAATTTCGGCCGGTTTATTGTTAAACCAGAAGGTGGTAATGCAGCGCGGCTAACAGTTTCCATCGCAGGGCGACCAAAGTTACCTTGTGTTGAAACAATAGAAGCCATGTACTGAGTTGGATTAAATCCAATTCCAGCAGAAGCAAATCCATCGGCTGCAGTTAGAGACATATCTTCGGCTGCAGTTACCCATAGCTTAGATTCATCATTACCTAATTGCGCTTTAATTTTGTGCATTGTGTACGCACCTTTAGAGGTAATTCCATGTCGAACAGTCTGAGAATTTAAAGCATTGTACGGAGTTGTAATTATTGGTCGAGAGGCTTCTACTACTGGAGTAGCCGCTTCCGCCGGTGTTTCGGTTGGCTCTGGGGCTTTTACGTCCAAGATAGCCTCACTTTCGGTAGGTGTTGGAGTTGGTATTTCTTCTGCTTCATTAGCAGCTACTTTAGTAACGACAGCTTCGGCATAAGCCGGGCTTTCGACTAAAGACACTTCGGTCATGCGAGCACTAGAGATTACTAATACTCCTTCTTCGTTTTCTTTCGCTTTTAAAACATCTACGCCTATAGATAAAGAAGATATTAAATCTTCTGCAGCTAGCGTTAAATAATCTGTACCCCTAGAGCTAGCACTTATTTTAAACGTGCCGTATATTGCATCTTGGGTAGTAGTAAAGGACTGAGCGCGACCTATTGGGTCGTTTTTCTGATGCATCGCTAATAATTTAATTCGTTTAGCATCTGGGATCTCTACTGATCCACT